GTGATTACACTCAAAGATACCTACAGACACACACGATTCATCGTGACTACAAAAGGATCGGACGTTATCATCTCTTGGACTGACGGCCCTACAGAGGAGTCTGTGATGGGGTTTGTATCATACCTAAGCAAAAACATCAAACCCAACCGAACCTATACAGAACAACAGGAAGAAGCCGATCTGTGGTAAATGCCTACGCAAAAGCTCAGGGCTAAAAACAAGAGCGTAGAAAACCCCTGACTGATAGCGGTCAGGGGTTTTCTTTTAGCCATGAGCTACCTCTAAAAAGAATTTTAGAAAACCCCTTGACATATAGTCGTCTATCTACTATGATTAAAGATAGTTAAGCAATAAGGAAAAACGCCATGAACGCTAAATCAATCGCCAAAGAAGTTAAATTTATCTTAGTCAACACATACAACAAAACAGTATTTAAAGTTACCTCTACAGGGTATTGTGTTGTAGTAACCTGGACGGGTGGCCCTACAACCTACGATGTAGGTCAAAGCGTTTTACATCTAGGCGATGTCAAATTACACAGAGCTTAGGAACCTATCACCAACCAATTAAAAAGCCCAGGGTGTTAAATCCTGGGCTTTTTGCTATTTCACCCTACCCTACACCGCCAAAACATCAACAACGGATTCAAACCATTGCAAATGTTGACGGGTTGCGTCCTTAATCCCCTTCTGTGCGGCGAGTAACAACTTAGAAAATTCTGATCCTTTTGGAGTTGGCAACCAAGCCGGATCTTTCCCGTGAGGGTTTGGGGTTTGCAATCCATTCTCAGATAGGAGTTTGTTGACCCGTTGCGCTGAGTGTTTAATTCCGGTGCGCTGCTCTAGGATTAATCCGAGTTCGGTGGGCGTGAGAAGTTTTTCCGATGTCTCGATGACTAATTCCTTTTTTAAGTCTTCAGCCGAGGGACGGAGCGCCGGATAATATTTAGCGACGTGATTAGCTGCGGACGCTGCAATCATACTCTGATCCAAACCCGCGATATTTAGGATGACAGAGACAAAATCAGCAATATCGCGCGGCGTGGGTTGGGATGAGACTGTTTGAGTTTGGGCGGATTCTGATCTAAGTTGTTTTAACTCCCGTTCACACTCAAGGAAATAACGCCGGATCTCTTTGCCCTTGCCACTAGGTAACATCATTCCCATTTCTTTGAAGGTGTCCACTGTCAGGTAGATTTTATCAACGGGTCGCCCTGTTTGGACTTTTTCATAAATTTGTGCAAAAGTCCAATCTAATCCTTGATCAAAGTTTTGCTTGAGTTTTGCGACTAACTGCCGTCGAGTGGTAAGACTTCCATCCTTAGTCCGACAGTCCCACCATTGCATCGCGTCATCAAAGTCAACGGGAAACTCAATGCTAGAATCAATTAAGGTTAGAGCCAATTCTTTGTTAAAGTTATTCATTGTGATACCTCTGAATCAGGTTTACAGCCCTTGGATGCTGAAACATCGCGAAGGGCATTTACTATTAATATTATATCACAGTTAATATTAATTAATCTGGCAATCTTTCCATTAGTTTCATTCTACTTAACAGCAATCCATCCAGAAAAGTTCATCCAACGCCAAAAACAATCAACCTCAGTAAAACCAGACAATCTAAGCATTTCTTCATTCCAATTAGCTGTTACCGGAACAAGTACACCCTCTAGGCTTAATCTTTTCCGTTCTATCTCATAAATAGAATAACCATTCTGATGTTTTAAGTTATAATACTGATTGGTCAATAAACTGTCAATATCAGCAGACCCCCCAATAACTTTTTCAACTAAAATAAAACACCCGCCTTTTCGAGTTGAATCATAGATTTTTTTGAGTAGTCTTAATCTGTATTCAATCGGAATAAACTGTAAAGTTAAAACCGACAAAGTGACGGATACGTTTTTAAGAGTTAACCAATCTTTTCTTAAATCTAATTCATGTAAACTGACGCATTCAAAACCCTTAAACTTTTCCCTACTCGCGTTAATCATCGGTTGACTAACTTCGATTCCATAATAGGTGCAATTAGTCCCATAGGATTGAATTAGTCGAGATATCTGCTCACCTCTTGAGCATCCAATATCTATGACAGAACTGGCGGGTTTTATGTATTCACGAGCGATATTGGTAACAGCGTCTCTCATTACCTCGTATTGAGGAATTGAACGAGCCAACATATCATCAAAAATGTCTGTTACTGATTCGTCAAATTCCCATTTATCTTTAGATGGGACGTGATAATTATTCATGTTAATCCTTGGGTAAGTATCCAAAAGTTTTCTTTAGTTCGTTGTTGTAAAATTTTATTGGCGATGCTATATTTTTCTCTGTCCAATCGGACACACCACTACCACCTTGAAAAGTATCCTTAACCCTGGATATCACCCATTTAGGTAGCAGTCTAGCCGACGCGGATTTCAGTAGTTTTTTATTTGGTGGTGATTGCGAGAGGTCTAAGTTTATGGCATATTCAACTAACTTCACATCCATAAAAGGCAATCTACACTCTACGCCACCATACATAAAAGACTTATTGCACCTAACAAAATTACCTCTTGCCATTTTTGCTAATTGACTTTTTCTAAGAGATATAACTTCTGTATTTGTGCTTTTGGATGCCTGAATACAGAAATTACCATAACCACCAAAAAGCTCGTCGGCAGCTTCACCAGATAAGCAAGATTTAAAGCCTTCTGCCCTTATCCTTTGTGCTAATGGTAGACATAATGAAGCTATCTCTATTTGAGCTTTGCTGTTAATTTCTATTACCTTGGCTGCGTTAGTTAAAGAATCTAAATCAATAGATACTGGCACTTCTATTAATTGAATTTCATACTCACTACATATCTTCCTGGCTGCTAGTAAATCATTTGAATCATTACGCATTTTTGCTGTAAAAGCTACGATGTTTTTGTTTATAGACTTTGCTATTTGCAGAACCAAGACGCTATCTAATCCGCCCGATATAAGACAGCAGACGGGAGCATCAGCATTTAATCTTTGTTCTACACCCCTATTCAAGCAATCTAATATATTTTGCTGTGGTGTTGTTCCTGGTAGCTTGTACCATTGAAACCACTCGCCTTTCACTAGATTAAAAGCATAGCCCGGAGGAATGGCAATAGGCATAACACCACTAGGAAATGCTTTTCTTTCAGATGCCCAAATATACCCTTTATTCGTTTTTGCCAGATACAAGGGTATCTCACCAAAACGGTCTCTCGCAAGCCAATGCTCATCCCCTTTACTCCATACAAAAGCAAACATTCCCTCTAGTTGATTTAGCCGTGAAACACCGTAAATATCTAAAAATTGACTCAATACTTCGGTGTCACCTGTTGTATTGAAACTTCTTTTTTATATCTCTATAATTCCATATCTCACCATTAAATGAAAGAGTGGAATTATTTAAGATAAAAGGTTGTTTAGATGCCGAACTTAAATCAAGTAAAGACAGCCTAACGTGACCATGAACAGTGTCTTCATGCTTGTGAACACCTTGACCATCTCGCCCCCTATGTATTATTTTAAGAAGCATAGACTCTACATCTACGCTGGATTTGTATGTACCCGCTAATCCACACATTTTTCTAGTATTTCTAATTGAATTGTTTTGGCAATATGTGACATCATAACAGGTGGAACAGCCCTACCCAATCTTTCCCATTGTTGGGCATAGGAACCTGTTAGAATAAAATCATCAGGAAAAGCGCAAATTCGTTTTAACTCTTGAATTGAAAATTTCCGTTTTTCTGTGGGATGAACTACCGATGCACAAGTATTGTCACCGCCTATTTGGGTGACGCATGGAGACGGTTTATCTAGGTGTGGCTTAGTCAGAGAAAAATACTTCTCTGAACTTTCGCCTTGTTTTATTTTGTCCCATTCTCTACCAATTGCATATTTTGAGATATCGGTTTCTGCTTCGACAAAAACATCTGTTTGTCTAATCTGAGTTATCCAAGGTAAAGCATCTCTAACTGTGTACTGATAATGCAACGGTTTTGGGTGAACAGGTTCTAACTTCAAATCATTCCTAACACCTATAAAGATAGTCCGTTGTCGCATTTGAGGAACACCAAGCCATTGAGCATCTAGCACTTTACACTTGACGTTATAACCGCAATCTTTGAGTGTTTTAAGGATTTCTAAGAAGTAGCCTTTAGCTGTTCCTTTGATTAATCCTGATACGTTTTCAGCAACAAAGACTTTAGGCTGTGTTCCTTTGATTAGTCGAGCGTACTCAAAAAACAAATCATCAACTCTTTGCTTGGTATCTGAATATTGCTTAACTTTTCCCCATCCTGCTTCACGTTTTCCTGCTGTTGAAAAAGCTGCACAAGGGGGAGAGCCATCAAATATATCTATCTCTCCTATTTTCAATCCGGTTGCTGTTAAGATGTCCTGAGCAGAAATCTCTCGGATATCTCGCCTGTCAAGAATTGAATTTGGATGATTAGCTTTATAAGAATCCTGAGCCGCAGGAATAAATTCATTAGCCCACAAGACTCGATAGCCAGCCATCCGATAACCAAGACATGATCCGCCTGTTCCGCTAAATGTAGAGACAACATTAAACCCATTCCAGGGTATTTCTTCTATCTCTTTCATTAGAGGAACGCGGTAAATAGGTTTAGTATTCATTTATTTACCCCCTGACCATTTATAACCACACTTAGGACAAGTATGTTCTGTTTCGATGTCTTCGTCATACTCTTTAAAATCTTCTGGTGGTTTTGATTCCTCATCTTCCTCTTGCTGTTCAGTATCGCCAAACCCTTCACCCTTGCCAAACGATTCTAATAACTCATTTAATTTATAATCAGGAAAGAACTCACTAAAATCTACCTCTTGAGCTAAATCATTTAAAAGATCAAAGTCCCATGTTGAGAAATCAGAAGCCGTATTATCAGCGATCGCATATTGTTTCCAATCCGACTCTGATAACCCCTTACGCTTAACAGCAACAATCGTATTACCATCGGCTTCTACAACCAAAACCTTCTCAATCCCTAATTGACCCGCCTCCTCAAAGGTTCCATTACCCGCCCTGATAACATCATTCTCGTCGATCACAATAGAACGGCAAGCCCCAAAC